CAGATCAGGTCTGTCGCGCCCACGTTCCGATCAAAGTCGAAGTCGCGCTGGTAATCTTACGATATGCCAGTTTTTTCCTCTTTGGCTCAACGCGGAGCCCCCTGTCCTGCAGGAGGGTCCTTAGTCAAGGCTCTGAATAGAGTAATTGAAATCGTGTCCCGTGAGTTCGGTCTCACACACGATTGCATCACCGTTTTGGATGGTGACAATTGCTCTACAATCAGACAGAGGTGGGATGAACTTGCCAGCGAGTTCTTGAGTAAGTGTAAAAACAGAAAGAGAATGAGGCTTGCTATGTTGTTTAAAGGCTGTAAAAGGCTTTTTGATCGACCTTGTAAGCCTTGTGATAGCAAGTTGGGACAGTCAGCAAGGCAGTCTTGGGATGCCCGTGTGGGAACGTCGGTACCGTTTGGAAACGCGGTTGCCTCGTTTTATGCCGCACGGCTCCAAAAGACTGTTCGGACGCTTGCTGAGGGGTGGGGGAAGAGGTTAAATGCGTGTCGCCAGGACATACGTGAGCCATTCCAACCTTCAGATATCTATGTTCCTGACCAGCAGGGATGTCTGGAAGAGAAGAGGGGGACAGGTGGTACCCTTGCTGTTAGTGACGCTGAAGCTTCAGGAGACTATTCTCTTGTTCGTCGAGGCGTTGCTAAACAGAAGGGGAAATTTAGGGTTGTGACTATGCAGGGAGCGCGTGTCAAACGCGTTCTTAGGCCTGTACACAATGCCCTTTATGACCATCTATCCTCCTTTGGATGGTGCGTCCGCGGTGACGTCACGGTGGAGGACTTTTGTTCTGTCCTCGACTCAACAGATGAGGATTTGGTCAGCGGAGATTACGACTCTGCTACGGATCTCATTTATTTGCCAGCTGTTGAGGCCATCGTTTCTGTCATCGCAGAGGACCCGCATTTGACCGAGGAAGAGAGGGAAGTCCTTCTGGGTTCGTTCACGAACCTTAGATGGATTTCTGAATCAGGATGTGTGCGGCCTATCCTTAGGGGTAGTATGATGGGGAATTTGGTCAGTTTCCCCATATTATGCCTTATCAACAAGGCATGCCACGACATCGCTGCGGAGGAAACGTACGGACCTGGGGTGAAGCGGGTTGGTAGGTTTAACGGAGATGACTGTCTTTTCGGGGCTAGCCCTGAAATGTACAGTAAGTGGCGTCTTGTCACTTCCCTTTTTGGGCTTTCCGTTAACGAGTCTAAGACAATCTACTCGCGTCGCTGGGCTGACCTCAACAGTCAGACCTTTGATTGCAAGAAGAGGAATCTGGTTTCGAAACCTGTCCTTTCCTTTCTTCGCCCGTCCGATGACGCTCCTGGTGAGATTCTCTCATCTGTTCTCTCGGGTATCCGATCATTTCGTTGGTCTGTCCAGCAATGGATAGTCAACGTTTTGATGCGATACGAGATCAGCATGAGGGGTTTCACCCTCTCTTCCCTTCCTTCATCTTGGTGTAAGGTGTTAGTGAAGAAGAAGTGGTTTCGGCAAGTTGTGTGGCGCGATCGTACACAACTTTGTCGTCCTGTTCGATGGAAAGCTAGCTCTTTCGGTGATCTTAGTGACTTGTCCGTTGCTAACCTCCTTCCGATTGAGGATCGTTCTTTCCCAACCACTTTGGGTCCTCCTCCCGTGCCGAGTGCTCTGCCTGCAGTGCATTTTTTGTGTGCGGCTCTTTCGAAAGCCCACACTTCGGCATGGTCTGGAGTGAGATGCATTCCTGTTAGCGACAAACTTGACAGGAAGGCGTTTAGGAGTGAGTATGATAACCCAGTCCATATTCCCTCGACCCGCTTCACTGGCGTGAGTGTGAGATGGTCTTTTCTGTGGCCCAGTTCTCTTTTGAGAATTGTGTCTGAGCAATTTCCAAGCCTCCTGATCAGCGATCAGGAGTGCCTTGTGCAGAAGACCTATCCGAGTTCTCCTCTCCTAACCCTCGAATGTAGATTCAGGGTCAGGCGAGAGAGGATTTGGCACAATCAGCCCTTTAAACCCCTTGTCCCTTGTGACCCTCGTTGGTCACCATTCAGCCGATGTCTTCAGTTTCCTTACTAAGATGATTAGCAGGACTAAGAGGGAGTTCAATTCTCCTTTCAGCGAATTTGGGTTGTCGTAAGACGGTTGGAGCACCGTCAGGCATGTCATGCGGTTACCTCACGGGGGGCCCTGCCTCATGTGGATTTCGAATCCACCCCCGGGGATGCAAGTGAGGATTGAAGAATCCGTAGGGGGGTTTGACCTGTACGAGCGGTTCTCGTGGTGAGTCCGTGGACTACAGGGCGGGAGGGTTGTAGGTGACTTCAGGTCGATAACCTGGGGGCCTAACTGCTACCTGCCAATGTCAACCTCCGGTCCGGCAAACTTCAGTACACAAATGGCACTGGCTGGCGTGTTGCTACCTGCGCAACAATCATAGCCCATGAGTATGTGTGAAAGGATTGGACGCCAATGAGAAACCTCTAGGCTAAAAAAGACGACCCGCGC